TTGAATGCTATTTTGCCAATCAAACTCATCAATGGCACGGATGTACCATTCGTTCTTTTGTTGGCTCAGTTCGCAATACTCGCCCAATATCTTTTCAAGGACCGTGAAACAATCCTCATATTCATCAGGACCTGTTGCGAATGTTTGAGCATCCAAATATATTGTGTGATAAAAATGCCCCAAATAGTTAGTTGGTTGAGTTGATTCCTTTACATTCATTTCGGCAATCAATGACCTATTCAACCCGGTTTTGGCAAGGCATCCGGCAAGGTAGTCAGCAATGCGATTTGGACCTTTGAACTGATTGCCATTGTAATCTGTCAACGGCACATCCTTCAAAAACCCAAGCCCATCGGTAGCCGTCAAAACCAAAACATTCGGATCAGGTTGGAAATCCTGACGCAAATCACTAATGGACAACCACCCCTCAAAAATGGGGTTTTCGTCAGAATTGATACAAATTTGGACAATATATTGATTGTCCCCCCCGGCCCCGAAAGTCATGATATTGATGTTCGGGGTCGTATGAATGCGGATTTCAGCCGATTTTGACCGTATGGGTGTGAATTTGTCCTCAGCATTGTCAACCACCCGAATGGTCACCGGATTGTCAGCCATTTCCAATTCAACCTCACCGCCACTTGTGTCGGCGGTATCGTCAATAAGGACAATGATATTTTGCTCAAATCCCGAATTGTCTAAATACAGGACTTGGCTATTGGTGAACTCGCCTCGGTATAGTTTACCCATTTACTCGGCTTTGACTGCGTTGTGTTCGGGCATACGACAAAAGGATGTCACTACCACGAACGATTGATCGGCCACCCATACCTCCGGCAAATGCCGGGCGGCCATTGAATGAACTCAAACGGTTGTTGGGAATCACATTCCCACTAACTGAAGGCACAAATAGTTCAGGCCCACGCTCCCCGACAATATACGGGGAACTTCCAGTCACGGGTCCACCATTGGCACGAAGACCAATGAGACTCCCGAATATATTTTTGAATCCGGTGGCCCCACCAATACCACCCGGAAATATAAAGGACAACACGGCGGCGGCGGCGGCGGTGGCAATGATTTTCTCAACCACACTAAGTAAGGCCGTACCTACCCCCTGGGCAAATGCACGAAATGCGTTTTCGCCATTTTTAAGGGCTTCAAATAATTGACCAAATGCTGTTTTTACAACCCCTCCGATTGATTCAGCCACAAGGTTGTTTACCTTTTCAATCTGTTTTAATTGATTCCGATATGCATTTGCATCAATTAGTTTCTTTGGATCAATAGGAATGAACTTTAATTGAATAGGGTTTTTGTTGATAATTTGTGTTACTCTATTTACATATTGACTATCAACCGCATCACCCAAATTGGTCAGTTCTGCCTCTACTTTTTGTGTTGATTTTTCAAATTCCCTTATAATCTTATCATTAAATTCAACAATGGCAAGCAAAGGAATGTCAAGATCAGGTTTTTCAACTTTTAAGTCAAGTGGAATGTCTGATTTTTCAGCAATTCGTGATAGTATTTGCTCCCGCTCATTGAGTAATGTTTGAAGTTGAGTTGATAATGTCAACTGCTTCAAATTCTCCTGAGTTATTTTTCGATTCTCGTCAAAACTGACCCCTTGAGGTAATTGAGCCAACGGAACTGCTCCCTTTCTTTCCAATTCAAGTATTTGGGTACTTAATTTCTCCAAATCCTTTTGCAAGATTGCTGCCTCCGTTCTGCGGACTAATGATTTGAGATATTTATCGTAAGCCGCATTGACATTGTTGATTAACCCCTCCTCATTTTTCAAATCCCCAAAATATACTGGGTTGATTTGGTTGAGTTTTTTTAGAATGCCTTCCTTTTGTTCTCTGCTTAGATTTTCCTTTCCTAATTGTGTAACAAGTATCTGAACCTGGGCATTTTCTTTTCCTATGCCATCAATGATATTCTTTTGCTCCTCTGCAACTTTCTTTTGTTCTTCGGCCAATTTTTTACTATTCTCCGAAGCCCCAAATAGAGAATCACCAAATTTGATTAATAGTGTAGATAAAATACCAACGGCCAATCCAATTCCAGCAGGGCCTGTTAAAGATGTGGCCAATGCCTTAAATGCACCACCTGTGGAACCAGTCTCAGATTTCAATCTTTGGAATGATTCAACTAACGGGTTTAAGTTATTCGCAATACCGATGAAACCGTATGGAGCATCCTGAACGACACGGCTCAGGTTAATCATTGATTGTGTGGCTGCCCCACTTGACTGACTAACTTTTTGGAATGTTTTCCCCGCTTGGGTTTCAACTTGCTGAAGCCCCCGGATGGCACCATTTACTTCCGCCCCTATCTGTATTTGCATTTCAGCCATTCGGTTTCTTTAATTGGTTCAACATTTCCCTTTCCCTTTTCTTTTTGAGCATATCTTTAATCTGCTCACGGGTCAATTCCACCTTTTCCTCAAGTTGCCACGAATCCATGACAAACCTCGCTCCCTGACCCTTGCCAACAAATGCCTCACAAATGAGGGCGGTCTGAAACCGCAAAAGTTGGCTTTCCACTTTTATCTTTTCAATGTAGCCCTTCCTCAAAAGGATGTAGTCCTCAAACTCAAGGTCGTAGAACTGATCGGGCAACAACCCTATCTGACCGAATGCCTCGGCCCTCATATCATCCCAGGTCAGGGATTTTCCACCTGGGTCTTTGCTTCCCCCGGTTCGGTCGGCTTTTGGGCCTCCACGAACTTATTGATCAGGGCCGCAGCATCGGAATCCGTCATTTCACCCACCCACATTTGGCAGTCATCAATCGTCACCAAATCGGTCTGCTTTGTGACCTTTTTGTGACAGTTGATGCCGCCATAAACAATCCCGACAATGAAGTCGAATTGCTTGGCCGGATTGCTGACGAGTTCCGTCATTTGGAGGGGATCGGTGGTTGTGGCCTCCCCAAAAAACTTGGAAAACCACAACCGTCCGAAATCCAATGTTTGATCAATCCCTCCGATTTGGTGTGTTGTTTGTCTCATTTGTTAGGATTGAGGTGTGGTGTCAATGTCTCCATCGATTTCGATGGTCATTGTGAATTTGGCGGTTTGTCCGCTCACGTTTTGCTGACCGAGGGCGGAAATCCAACCATAGCCACCATGATAGATTTCGTTGCCGGAATCTGTCAAATGCCAATACTTTTTGGTATTGTTGGCATACAGGGTTTGGAAGTCGTTGTAGCTTGCCTCGCCAGCATCGGGAGCCGTGTCAACCACCGCATTCAAAGTGAATCGGTTGTTTTGCGGACCAGTAGATTTCAAAACACCGCAGTTCGTTTCATCACTCACTACGTTGCGGCTGCCGTCAAACGATCCCTCGCTTTGACATACAGCCGACTTTTTCGCACCAGCCGGATTGTCCGAGTATTCAATGAACATCACGGAGCCGGAGATTGTTGTTGGATCAGCCATTTTTCTTGTTTTTTATGTTTGGTTTACAAAATGCTCGTATCGTCTAATCAGTCGAAATATCTTGACCGAATTGTCATCTTCATACAATTCGTCCTCGCTTTGCAAAGTTATTTGGGTGATTTGGTGGTTTGCCAGACTTATCCCAAATGAGTTCGGGGATAAAAGTACCAAATCGTCAATTTCCTGGGCTATATCGGAGGCAGTCTTTGAATTGCCAATGACCGGAAATTGGGTGTAAATATCAACTACAATGACCGCCGAACGGAAAAACCCGCTATTGGTCAAATCGGTATTGGTTGACCCCTCGGACCGAATCAGGACAAAATTGCCATCCTCAGTCAATGGGGTGGCATCCTTGTAAACGGGAACGGACAAAGCCCCGTCAAGGGTTTGATACCATTCAGTTTTCAGGTCGTACAAAATGCCCTTAAATGCCACTCAAAATGTTTTTTATTCTGTTTGTCAAATTGGTGCGGACTGTTGCCGTGTGCTTATAGAAAAAAGGCCGTGGCCTAATTCCGTTTCGATAAATTGACCGGGCAATCACAAAGGCAACCCGGTCCAATTCGTTTCCTGTGGCTATTCCTTTGCGTTTTACCCACCCTTTTATGGCCTCAATGAGGGTCAATGCCCCTGTTCCCTTTTGGCCTCTAAATTGGGCCGCAACGTCCTCCAATCCGGCCGGAACCTGGGCTTTGCTTTTGGTACCGAACTCAATGAAGGGTGCGTAAAAGGTCCCCACAAAAACCTCGTATGTCAAAGGCCCGGATTGACGATGACCGATGGACTGTCTCAATGTCCCCCGGTCCCCAAATTCCGATGCCGAACGCTTTGCCAATGATTCAAACTCCATTGCCGCAAATTTGATTTCGGCGGCAACTTCGGATTTCAGGTCATTGGATGCCTTCGCCAACTGTTGACGAAATTGGTCAAGTCCGATGACGTTAGCTTTGAACATTGGCAGTAATTAAACAGTTAAACCGTTTCTCGCCTATCCTTTCCACATTGGTCACGGCATAAGTTTCACCGAAGTATTGGATTTTCCAATCACCATTCAGGAACTCATTGACCCGGAACCAAATCTTGAAATTCTTACCCATCCCCATCCGTGTCCGGCCATCCACCTGGCTACGGCCCCCACCATTGTCGGTGACCTCAGCCCAAAAGGTGTATGTTTGGGAGGTTTGCGACTGATCCCCATTGCCATCAACCGAAGTGGTGTATTTGACCAATTTGATGGGTTTGTAATCGCCTATCCCAGCCATGTCAATGCTTGTTTGTAACTGCTTGCCAATACCATCGCCTCACGGCTCATTCCATCCACATTCAGGTCACCCCGATTGATGTACCGATAGGCAACCTCCTTCAGCATGGCCTCCTTGAGGTTACTCGGCAAGGTCGCATATCCGGCCTCATAGTTCAGGACCATTTCGGACCAAGTCGGGGTTTTCAATACCCTTTTGCTGATGCTCAGTTCATAGTCGGTAGAGGCAATCGTATCACCCTCAGAATCCTTCAGGAAATTGATAGAATTGACCGGACCAAATGGGATTTCAAAGTTGCCTGATTCATTGGTGAACTCAATCTCCCAAGTCTTTGGGATGAATGACAAACCCGTGTATTCCTCCAACCGCAACCGGGCTGATGTAATCAATTCGGCAATCAGGGTATTGTCATCGTCAAAGTCCGTTGCCAAACTTTCCGTGTTGTCAATGAAGCCCTCCAAACGCAAATAGTCCTTGACCTCTTGAACCGTCAATGGCTCAACGATGCCGGACTCACTTGTTTGGTCCTCCCAGTCGATTAATAGATTGTAGTACATAGATTCTTAAAAATGGGGGCCAGGTCTCCCCGACCCCCGGATTCACCACATCAAACAAACAGCACCATCTTAGGATGCATTTCCAAAGTCGGCATAGATAGCCGCATCAGTACGGAGGAGGTTGATGTCCTCGAAGCACTCAACACGGGCAGTCACCAGGTTACGCTGGAAGTTGTCGCTATCCTCGTAGCTGAACTCAACACGGAGGCTTTCAGTTTCAACACGCTCAACGTAGTCGGCATCAATGATCAGGGCCTTGTCATCAGTTACCCAAGAGGCACCGATTACAGGAACACCGCAGATGCGGATGTTTCCGGCGGGATCAATGATTACTCCACCCGGTACAGAGTAGTCGGACGGCTTGGTTTTCAGAAGGCGAGCCCACTGAGAATAGTTAACCAACGCAAAAGATGCGTTGAAGTTAGCATTCAGTTGGTTTGCAATCCAGTCAACCAGTTGCTCAGCGTCAACGGTAGCGGAAGTAGTTGTGCTTCCGGTTGCGGCACCACTTACGGCAGTAAAGAATGTAGCATTCTCCTTTTTGTAGAAGTCACGCAGCAGCATACGCTGGAGGGAAGTCTGAAGGAAGGGCAGTTGGAACATCATCTGCTTGCTGAAACGAGCAAAACCAGCGATGTAGTCAGAAACCACTTTCACCTCAGTCAGATCGTAGTCAATCTGTCCTTTTGCGTTTCCTTCAGTTTGAACACCCAATGCACCTTCGCCACCTGTCTCACGGTAGGTCACATAAAGACCAGTGGGAGATTGAGCGGTCGGGATCAGGTCACGGAAATTGATTTTCTCGGAAGGAACAAGACCTTGACGGGTGTTGTAGGTAGCTACACCATCGCCAGTCAGGTTGTTGCTCAGAGTCATTGTACCAACGGCCTTCAGGTCCAAAACCAATTTGGCGTTCCGGTTCTTTTGGAACTCTTTGATTTCGGCTTGCTTGCTTTCAAATGCTTCGGCGATTGTTTCGCTGAAGGAATCACCGAAAGACTTGTTTTTCTTGCTTTCGAGGTTCTTTGCATTTTTAGCGGCAATCAGTTCATCAAGTGCCTTTTGGTTGGCTTTAGCGGCCTCGTCCATAGTTACAATGGCAGACTTCACTTCAGCAACTTCACTTTTCACATCAGCGATAGCGGCCTCATTGGCGGCTTTCATCGTATTAACTGCATCGGCGGCTGATTTCACCTCTGCAACGATTTGATTCAAATTTTCCATTTTTACTTTTTGATGGATTTGATAAAATTGTTTATTTCGCTTTGCAACCCACTCAGGTCAATCTCCGGCTCAACTGCCTCCTCGGCGGGTTTAGTGGATTCAACTTCCATTGTGAGAATACATTTCAACGCCTCATTAATTTGGGCCAAACGGATGTCCATAAA